CGCCGCGGCCGAGAAGGCGCTCGGCTACATCGACGATCTGAGTATCACCGGCATGAACGCGAAGGATCTGGCGACGACCTACGGGATTCTGGTGGACAAGGCGCTCGTCATGGGCGGGAAACCGAATATCGTGGTTGATTTCAATTCCAGGCGCAAGCTCGAAGCCTTGATGCCCGAGATGATGGCCGAGGCAAAGCGTCGGGGAATTACGATCGACGGCACGGCAACGGTGGTGCAGGAGAAGGTCGTGGGCGAAGAAGCGTAAGAAGAAGTGATGCTCGAAGACGACGCGCCGCCCGAGCTCGCCACCCTGTCGGATGACGCCTTCAAGGAGAAGTTCGCCGAGCTCCTGACGCTGGTTCAGGACGAGCGGCGCGAGAATCAGATCCTCGCCTACGCGCCGGTGTCCTCGGTCGGCATGGCCGTCCACGAATCTCAAGCCCGCGTGCTCGGCATCGGTGGGGGCAACGGTTGTCTCCCGCTAGACGCGCCGGTGCTCATGGCCGATGGATCGTGGAAGTCGCTTGGTGAGATTGTCGTCGGCGATCAAGTTATCGCGGCCGACCCGGTGAGCGGCAAGTGCGTCCCGGCGCCGGTGCTGCGTACATTCCGATCCGGCCAACAGGCGCTCTACCGCGTCACATTCTCTGACGGCGGGGCGTTTGAGGCGACGGCGAATCATCTCGTGCCGATGTATCTAGGATCGGGGCGCACGACTACCAAAGGCAACGGGAAGTTGCCGCACAAGCGCAAACTCGGCGACTACATCGAGCCGATGATGCGCCGCGGCGCGCGCAATCCGTCGAAGCGAATATCGTGCGTGTCGCCATCGGACATTGAGTTCCTGCCGACGAAGCAAACGCTGGCGCCATATCTGCTAGGCGCTTTGCTTGGCGACGGCTCGCTAGGCTGGGGCAGCCTGAAATTCAGCAACGCTGACGAGATGGTGTTGAAGGTCGTCGAGATGCACGTCAAGAAAATGGGCCTGAAACTGGTCAAGTATCAGAAGTGCGACCACGGCATTGTCGGTGAGCGCGGCCAGGGCAATATCGCCATGACGAAGTTGCGCGAACTCGGTCTGTGGGGAACGAACAGCTACACCAAGTTCATTCCGAAAGAGGCGCTTGGTTGGGATCGCCTTGATCGCCTGCAACTACTCGCTGGGCTCGTGGACACGGACGGCACTCGCGACAGTTTCACAAGCTGTTCGCCGCGCCTCGCTGCGGATTTTGCGGCTCTAGTTCGATCGCTTGGCGGGAAGGCGACAATTCTCCCGCGCGTTTCCAAGGATCAGAACGGCACGGTTTGCCACAGCCTGTACGTTTATTTCAGGCTGAATGAGCGTATGCCGCTGGCGATGCCGCGCAAGCAGGTCGTGAATTGCAAAGGTCGCGAGATCGACTACCGCCGCCGGATTTGTCGCACCGCCGAACTGTCTCGCGTCGCAGAGTGCGGCGACATCGAGGTCGGCCATCCGTCGCATTGCTACATCACGGGCGACTACGTGATCGTGTCGAACAGCGGCAAGTCTGAGTTGATGCTGCTCGAAATCGTCATGGCGGCCACCGGCGTCTTCCCGGACTCACTCAAGCACCTCGCCAAGCAAAAGTGGCGCGGCCCGATCGCCTGCCGCGTGATCCTCGAATCCCTCACCACGACGCTCTACCCGGTGATCCTGCCGAAACTCCAGCACTTCAAATGGTCGGGCGTCGACCAGCCGGGCGGCGAGCGCGGGCATTGGGGCTGGATACCGAAGTGGTGTCTGGTCGAGGGCTCGTGGGAGAAGTCGTGGACGGATAAGCTGCGCACGCTCAGAGTGCTCTGCCGCGACCCCGATGATCTTGAGCGCGTGGTGGGCGAATCCACCATCACGTTCATGTCGAAGGATCAAGACCCGAGTGACTTCGCATCGGGCGACTTCCACATCATCGGCCACGACGAGCCGCCGACCTTGGCAATCTGGCGTGAATCACAGGCGCGGACGATGCGCGTCGCCGGTCGCATGATCGTTGCGATGACCTGGCCCGATGACCCGGCGATTCCGGTGGAGTGGATTTTCGATGAAGTCTACGAGCCCGGATGCGCGAAGCAGCGCGGCATCGAGTGGTTCAACATCTACACGACCGACAACCGCAATCTCGACCAGGTGGCGATCGCGGCGCAAGCCGGAGACTGGTCCACCGAGACGAGGAACGTCAGGCTCTACGGCCAGCCGATCAGGTTCTCGAACAGGGTGCATCCGGTCTTCACCGACCATACTTCTCACTGGTGCTTCGGGTGCGGAAAGACCTGCATCGCACAATCGAACGCAGCGGCCGTCACCGACATGGACAAATGGCGTTGCGAAGCATGCGGGTCAATTCAAGTTTGTGAATTTAATCACGTCAAAGAATTTGATTCGAGCGACCGCTGGCCGACGGTGTTTCTCCTCGACCCGCATCCTCGCCGCGCCCATTGCATGCTCTGGGCGATGGTCGACCCATCGGATGATCTTTGGGTGATCGCCGAAGCAGAGTGCGCGGGCGACCCAGTTGAGTCCCGCAAAATGTCGCTCGACATAGAACGCAACCTCATGCTCAACGTCACGCATCGCGTGATGGACCCGAACATGGCGCTGTCACCGGCATCGTCGAAGCGCGGCGTGAACTGGCGCGATGAGTTCGATGCCGCCGGCCTCGCGTGCGCGCTTGCCGACGATAGTCACGTAGGGCGCGAGCGCCTTAATCAATTCATGAAACCGGACTCCGGGCGCTGGCAGCCGCGGATCCACATTCATCGGCGCTGCGCGAAGACCATACATCAAATAAAGAGATACACCTGGCAAGATAGGAAGCTCGGCAGCGAGCGGGCGTTGCTGCAGATTCCGAAGGATAAGGACGATGACTTTCCCTGCCTGATTAAATACCTGATGAACGAATCGCCGACCTTCGCCTGGCTCTCGGGCGCGGGCGGGCACTACCAGCGTCGCGGCCGTAAGGGCGCGTACTGAATTTGCCACCCGCCTAGCAAAGGAGTAGCGTCGCGCGCTACAGGAGTCCACCTATGGCCGACGAAGCCGCCGCACCGATCACGCAAGTTCCGCCGCAACCGCTTCCCGCGGCGCCGGCCGCCGCACCCGTGAAACGCAAGCGCCCGCGCTCAAGCGCCGTCACCGCCGACAAGAAACTCGTCGCCCAGCGCGTGATCGACTTCTACACCAAGGACATTCAGGACCGCGCCTGGGACATGGAAGCGCGCCTGCAGCGCACCGCGAAGTTCAGGCTGTGGAAGGAACCGAAGTCCTGGCCCTGGCCCGATGCCTCGAACGCCGCGGTGCCCGACATGATGACCGCCAGCCTGCGCATGCAGGACACCCTGCACAACGCCGTCATGAGCCAGCGCCCGGCTGTCGTCTCCAAGGCGATGCAGAAGGCGAACAAGGACAAGTCAGGGACGGTCGACAACATCCTCGACTACCAGTTCTTCGTCGAAGCTAAGGGCGAGAAGGTAATCGGCGAGATGGCCGATGCGTTCGTGAACGATGGCGTCGTCACTGTCTTCATCCCGTGGGTCAAGGAAGAGCGCGAGGTCCACGAGGTCAAGGTGCTCGAAGCCATTCCGGCCGACTCGCCGCCCGGTGAATACTTCGCGCTCAAGCTCATGCAGATTTACCCCAAGGCGCAGATCGTCAATCTGGACGCTGAGGGCTGGCGCTGGCGCGTGATGGTCGACGCCGACGAGGTGTTCGTGGTCGATTTCTACACGCTGCCCGATGGCAAGGTCGAGATGGACGCGGCCAAGGTGGCGGCGGTATTCGATGGCCCGCGCCCGATCGTGGACGACTACGAGGACATCCTGCACAACGCGCGCGCCGCCAACCTGCAGATCCCCTCGCCCTCGAATCCGAAGGGCTCGGCGCACGTCATTCGCGTCGACTACCCGACGCTCGACGAAATCAAGCGGCTGGTGAAGTCCGGCTACTACGACCTGCTGGACAAGGATGGTTTGGAGCGCCTTGGCATGGCGCGCGAGGACACCACCGAGAATCAGGCCGAGGAGGAGCAAAAGGACGTGATGGGCGGCAAGACGTACCAGGGCGAGAATTCGACCACGACCGGCACGACGACCGATGGCATGGCCGACCGGCAGGTGAACGACCACAAGGTGCTCACGCGGCTCATGTGCTTCGACATCTACGACATCGACGGCGATGGCGTGAACGAGGATGTGATCTGGTGGGTCATCAAGGAAGAAAAGCTGCTGCTGCGCGCGCGCGAACTCACGCAGGTCTTCCCCGCCAACCCGCCGCGCCGCCCGTTTGCCGAAGGCCAGTTCCTCGAAGTCCGCGGCCGGCGCTCAGGCATCGGCCTGCTGGAAATGATGGAGGGGCTGCACGACCTGCAGGACCAGATCGTGAACCAGACCATCGACAACGGCACCATCACCAACGTACCGTTTTTCTTCTACCGGGCCAGCGGCACCATGCGCCCCGAGGTGATTTCGATGAACCCGGGTGAGGGCTACCCGATCGCGGATCCCAAGAACGACATCATGTTCCCGCAGCTCCCGCAGCAGGGCATGAATTTCGGCTTCAACATGCTTACCGTGCTCAACCAGATGGCGGAGAAGTTGACCACCATCGGCGACCTGCAACTCGGCCGTGTGCCGCAGGGCAAGGCATCCGCGCTGCGAACCGTGCGCGGCATGCAGACCGTGATGCAGCAGGGCGATGCGCGCCCGGAGCGGATCCTGCGCCGGTTTTTCATGTGCCTGTGCGAGGTCTACGCCCAGATGCACGAATTGAACCAGGCGTTCCTCCCGAAGGGCAAGCAGTACCGCGTCGCCGGCATGGTGCGCCCGGGCGAAGACCCGTACCGCTCGATCGACGACCCGGCGATGGTCAACGGCCGCTTCCAGTTCGACTTCATTGCGAATGCCATGAACACCTCGAAGGAGGCGCTGCAGGCGGCGCTCCAGGAGTTGATGGCGGTCTACGTGAACCCGATCGCGATTCAACTCGGCATCACGACCCCCGATGGCATCTACCAGATGATGCGCGACTACGGCAAAGCGTGGGGCCAGGACGCCGATCGCTACCTGACGCCGCCCTCGGCTGAGTCGATGCTGCCCCCGGCGCTCGCCGAGGAAGTCATCTCGATCATCATGACCGGGAACCTGCCCGAGGTCCGGCCGCTCGAGCCGCCCGAGCAGCACATGGCTCTCCTGATGGACTTCACCG